GAATAGTATATATTATACTACTTTATTTTACTTGGTTAGGCTTTCCTCCGCCAGATGACTTCTTTGCAGGAGCCTTCTTAACGGTTTTCTTTACTACTTTTGCAGTCTTGACTGCAACATCAACCTCTTTGACTGAAGGCATTCTTCCAAATGCTGCGTCTGAAGGGTTTGCTGCTCTCAATGCTACGGGGATTAGTGCTCCGAGTAGTGAGTAAGCAAGCGTCTTTGGATCCGTTACGCCTGAAGCGTAAAGTGCAGTTGCAGCACCAAGGATTGATCGTCCGTATGATGCGAGCATTGCTTTTAGTTGTGTTGTATTCATTTTATTCCTCCTAGGATATGAATTTATTGATGGTTGCCCAAACTGGTTGAGCAAGCCACAATCCAATTATACCAGCAACTCCAGCAAAAACTGGAGGAGCGGGGATTGGAATTTTAATTGGGGATATTGCGCTTATTGATAGGATAATTATGCCTAAAGTAAGCCCTACGGATAGTGATAGTAATATTTCTTTCATTTATTCCCTCGATTTTTAGTTATTTCTTTGTTAGTAAAAGAACTAACAAAGCCTATTATATTTTGTCTTTCTTCTTGAAAAAACTCTTCTGTAATTAATATATTATTAATTTTCTTTTTATCTAGTTCTTGTAAAAACAAGGTAAATTCATCATTAGTAAAATATTCGACATCTTGGTTATGATTATCTTTATCTATGAGGTCTAACTCTTCCTGTGTTTTTCTTATAACTGGAATTATGAATATCATTGCATCCACTCCAGAAAGGTCAAACCTATTAACTTTATACCAAGAGTATGGGATAATAACTTTTTCTTTTTTTGCTGATTCAAAAACTACTTCATTTGTTACCGACACATAAAACTCTGGAGTTAGACCTTTAATATTTTTTAAACTTTTAATATACTCTATTAAATAGTTTGATCTTTCAACATTGGAAGATGCATCATTTATTTCTCCTTGTATTCCACCGACATTTTTTTCTTCTTCATATATCCAACCAGTCACAAAGTTAATAGAAATACGATTTTTAGATATTTTATTAAATGATCTATTAATCATAGATAGGTATTGAGAAGACATTGTGTAAGGCCTTATTGCCACAATATATTTTATTTTTTTATTAACATCTATTGCATTTGCTATTTTAACAAACTGATCTCCAGAAAAAAATGAATAGGGCAGCATTACTCCGCAGAATCCATTGTCTTCTAAATCTACAGATAATTTTTTTATATTAAAAAAGTCAGATCTTTCAAACCAAAAAAAATTCATGTATCTATTTTGCCATAGTCTTCTGGAAGTATGGTTTTAATAATTTTATACCCGTCGACTAAAGATATTCTTTGTGTTTCAGCCAAGACTGGGGGAGCATACGCTTCTAAATAATCAATAACTGGACCAACATCATTGATAAAACTATTAACCTTGTCTTGTGTTACTTCAATATATTTAAAAGCATATTCACGGGAGTCTGAAATAAATTTTAAAAAGTCTTCATTGAACTGCTCTTTTTCTGTCTTGGTATGTTTTTGATTTTCCTCTTGCATCATTAATAATTCTATTGTTTGAGCAAGTATCTGAATATTTTTTTTCTTTTGTATATAAAAAAGAAAGAAAAATGTTATTGATAATACTGATAGGACAACTAAGAATGTGGTCTGAATCATAATTCTTTTCCCCCTTCTCGAACAAGAAGAACTATTGCTCCGTTATCTTCTAGTGCTTTTTTAACACGGATCATGTACTCGATAGCCTGCCTTTTCATTTCCACTGTCTCTAAAGACATGAAGTCTTTTTCTTTTGCTTTAACAGTTATAAAATTATCGTTATCTATAATCTGTAAAGAAAAATTATTAGGAGCATGAACAGATCTAAAGGCTCTTTTCATTGCGTCTGTATACATACTACTCCATTGTTAATGATTGCCATGTCATTCCCCAGTCATCTTTGCTCTTGTGCGTAGCAAACTCTTTTGATATCTCGCCATTTTCCAAGTATACACCACCCCAAACTCCCCATTCTTTACCTGAAATTCCAACAGAAAAACATTCTTTTCTTACTGGACAGGAAGAACAAAGCGCATCAATGGCTGGCCTTAGTAACTCATCATCTTCGTATTTTTCAAAGAATAAATTTGTATCATAATCTAAGCAGACAGCATCATCTTTCCATTTAAACTTATTCATTTACATCACATACTTGTCGGGAATTTCCCATCCTTGATTAGAAGGAATAAATTCTTTTTTAATTTGCCACTTATTGTTTTTATATACTCCAAATTTTGAGTAGTAGGCTTTCTCTGAAGGAAATGTCTCAACTACTGTCCATCCATTCCAGGATAGTTGTTTGTTTTTATTCACTATTGATTCCATAGTGTCTAAAGAATTAATTATTTTCATTGTGCTTCCATTCTGTTTGTGTGCCAAAGCACATTTAAAGCATACTTAATTCTAACATGTTTGACTGTATTTGTCAATACTAGTTAGAAGTTGTATACGTTTGTATTTACATTATTTAGTTTTGATATATGAACAATTTTTGATACTGGCTCTTTTGGGTTAGACAAAAAAGCAAAGTGATCAACTTCTAGTATATTTTCTTGCATCCATTCAGGAGTAACTTTAATAAACTTAATAGACTTTCCTCTTAACTTCATTCCCTTTTCAGATAAATTTGAAAACTCCATTGCCATCATGGTAATGTTGTTTGGTCCTGCAGAATATATATGAAATGCTTTATCTTCTTCTTTTAATTCAGAAAGGGCAACAGCCATTGATCTAAGGAAGACATTGTAGTTATTAAAACTACTTGTTCCCTGAACCCCTACTATCATCGCTAATCCCTTCTCGTAATTTGTCCATTATGAACAACATCTTATCTAATTGTACCCTATCCATATGTATTGTGTCAACTTGTTCTGCTAAAGTTTTATCAATAAGTTCATTTACTAATGGTGCTTTATAGAAAATGTTATCCTTAATCCAATAAGCATGGCTGTCAACTATTATTACCTTAACGTTTGTCTTATCATAATGATTTTTAGACTGCGTCTTTGAAATTATTTTTCTTGAATATTTCTTGCCATTAGTATACCTATACAAAAGCATAGATTGGCTTACTATCTGAGGCCTATCTCTATGTCGTAACCCAAGGGTATATACAAATAAGACTAATAATATAGTTATAGTTAAACCAACAGCACCATACCAACTATTCATAGGTCCTCCCAATATTCATTGTATCACTTTTTTTCTGAAAGAACCCTGCTAATTTCTTGAAAAACTATTTTTTTATTTTTTTCTAATAGGCTAACCGCATTTAGGTCAAAGGCTTTAGGCCCTAGTTTTATTATTGGGTTTGAAGATGTTATATCCATATCAAGAAACCCATGACTCCAAAGGTACATGGTCTCACTATAAAAGTATAAAGAAATATCTTTGTAAAGTTCTGGATTTATGTTGGCAAGTTTGTCTGTAAAGTTATATAAAAACTCTCCAGTTTCTGCATCTACTCCTGATGGCTCAAGTGCTCCAAGGACTATAAGTCTTTCTATTTCTTCATCTTCGTAACTCACGTCCTAAGCCTCCAAGTCATGCGGGTTGGGCCTTGATCAATTAGTTGAAACATATGATGTTCATATTGATCTTTTAGTTGCTCGTATATCTCAGGACTTACTTCTTTTAACTTATCGGTTATTGAGTATAGCATTTCGCCAGTTTGATCATCAATACCCTGAAATTCTACAGCCCCCTGTAGCATTAAATGCTCAAGCATTGCGTCTGTTTGTAAACTCATTTTATTTTACCAGCGTTACAGAAAATTTTGTAATTTTGCATGGCTTAAGGTTGGTGGCAATAAATGCTTTCTCAACTTTGTCTACCGACAAAGACCAACGAACCTTAACAGATACCCAATTAACTAAATACTCACATACATAAGCCTTGTTAGTTGGAATCCATTCTGCTGGATCACGATCACTCTTTGATCTATTAGATGCACCAGTAACGGCAATTAGATGGCGTGGATCCGTCTGATCATTAGCATACATCTCTCTTTTTGCTGTATCCCATGTTGATGCTCCTGAATCCCAGGCTTCTGCCAGCGGAACCATGTGGTCAACATCTAACTTTCCAGCATCAGTTACTTTAATGCCATCATAAATACTGTTCCATTCTCCATCAAGTAATTTGCATCCAGCCTCTACCTTTGGCTTTACTATAGCCTCAGATATAATAACAGACTTGCGAGAGTCGCACCCGTTGCCTGTTCCTACCCAATGCTTAAAGAGTGTACGCTTATACCCTGTACGTACTTCATCTGCCACTTTAAGGGTGTTTAAAGCCGTTGTAGCATTTTTGTATGATACTGGTGCTGCTGCTTGGGCTGTTCCCCCAATAAGTGCAATACTAATAATTGCTGTTGTTAATACTTTATACATTATTTAGACCGCCAATTTTTCTCGTTCATCAATAACGCTAATCATAAAAGACATCATGCTGTTATATCCGTCTGGGATTGCCATAATCTTATTATAGTGGTGTCCGCAAAACAAAAGTTCTCCAGTAATTCCAGTAACCTTAACTAAGGCTTCAGCATTACATCTATCACATCTGTCTAAAGGGGATAGTATCCAGTCTTTTTTTACTTCATCCTTAACTTTAATCATTGTAAACATATTATACCTTCCGATTATCAGTGGAATAAAATCCACTACCGTTGAAAACTGCTCCTACTTTAGAGTATACACGAACTAGAGTATGATTGCAAGTATCACATTTATACCCAGGATCGTCTTCTTGAATAGATCTTTCCTTGGTATATCTTTGTGCACATGGCATGCAGTCGTATTCGTACAGTGCCATATATTACTTCTTCTTTTTTGCTTTTACTGTCCAGATTGGTACGTTAAGAGCGTCTCCGCCCCACTCATATCCAAGTGCTTTTACAACAAACCTAATTATTCTAATACGCATTATTTAATCCCCTTTCCAAATTTAGCCCATAGTCTTTCATGTACAAAATATCCCAATGTTTCAATAGCAATATAAATAAGTGCACCAAGAGTTGCGTATTCCCATTCACCAGTAAATAAATAAATGATTCCAGAAA